AGAAGGGTCCTGGTCTTCTGAGAAGAGCAGCAGGTGCGATTGGTAGAGGTCTGAAGAAAGCAGTTGGTAAGACTGCTCGTGCAGTATCAAGTGGCAGCGGCAAACTTGCCAAGCGTCTTGGTGAAGACTACGATCAAATTGCACACTTATATGAGTCTGGACTCTTCTCTATCGAAGAGATTGAGAATGTAATCGAAGAAGGTTACAAGGCACTGCCTAAGAACAAAATGTTCCGTAAGGCAGGTAACTTAGGTCGTGATGTTGTGAGTCCTTCTGTGACTGATGATCAGCGTCAAAAAGCATACGGTCGCTCTAAGAAAATCATCAAGGTTATGAACAAGGAAACTCAAAAGCAAGAAAGAGGTGAGAAGTAATGTTAAGTTTTAAAGCACTCGCTGAAAAGAAAACTAAAGTAAAGATTAATCCTAGACAATCTGAAATCACTGAGAAGTCTGCTGAGACTGGAGAAGACAAGACACCTGCACAAAAATCAGTTGCAGGTAAAGGTAAAATGTGTCCTAAGTGCGAAGGCAAAGGATGCAAGCATTGTGGTGGCACAGGTTACCATGATGAAGGTGCCGACATGAGCGAAGCGAAAAAGAAAGACGATTCTTATCTGGAGGTGAACCCCAAGAAGCGTCAAGCAAATAATGAGAAAGCTCGTAAAGAGATGGATAAAGTTCCATCCCAAAAAAATCCCCACTTTGAATCTACAGGAGACCAAGCGTATGGCAGTCAAGAAGAAGTTTCAGAAGAAAGCACAGAAGAAGTCGCAGAAACTGAAAACACACTCTTGACATTTGCACAGTTTGAAGCATATCAATCAATGACCCCTGAGCGCAAACTGCGTATTGATAGGGCAAAGAGAAATGCATATGATTCAGATCAGCGTGCCCAACACAGTGGTGATAAGAAGGAAGCAGATAAGCAGTTCAAACGCCGTATGGCAATGGACAGCAAAACTAAGATGAAGAAAGAAGAAGTTGTTAATGAAGAAGGTGCAGATTCACTAAAGGATCGTCGCATGGAGCGTGGTGGTGTTGGTGGAAACCAACGTTACAACAAACCAGTTAGTAACACACCAAATACATTTGGTAAGAAAAAACCAAAGTATGATGGTATGTCTGCTGTCGAAAAAGTGAAGGCAAGTATCGAGAAGCAGTATGGTAAAGGTGCCATCATGGACACCAAAAAGAAAAAGTAAGCATATATAGATTAGCACCCCCTGAGGACTAAATCATGCTTGCATTTCTACTTCCACTAGCATCCAAAATTATCAAAGATGCCGTTTCAAATATTCCCGAGAATGAAGAACTCGGTGAGAAAATGGTTGAGATCTGTCTTGTTATTCTTTCTAAGGCAGTTAAGTTGACCAAGACTGATATGGATGACCAACTTCTTGAAGTTGTCAAGAAGGCAATGGTTTCACGCGAGGAAGAATAATCAAAGGGGCGTAGTCCCCTTTTTTTATAAATAAATATATTAGGAATTAATACGGAGTAACCCATGTCTCTTTACGGGAGAACTGACAGCAACGCAAATAAGACTCAAGCAGGACTCGCCCGTGGTAACGGTGCTGGATCCGCTACCGAGACTATTGTGTTTATTGATGCTGCTGAAGCAGCATTGAACGAGAATGCTTCTCGTGGTATCACTGGACCTGGTTGGTGGGCATATAAGACCTACACCGATGGCGCTGGTAATACTCGTCACAAGGCAGAATGTCTTGCCTTCATCAGCAACCCTGATGGCACAGAAACTCAGGCAGATGATACTATTGCAGCAGACGTTGCATCGGCAGTAACCATCTCTGCACAACCTGCAGCATCTACTAGTTCCTCTGGCGCTGGTACATTCACCCTTAGCACTTCTACTACAGGAACACCTGGTGCTCTTGCTTATGTCTGGCAGCGTCAGACTGCAGCAGCAACAACCCGTTGGGTCAACATCAGCGCATCTCTTGACACTGGTGTAACCTATGCAGACTTCACTACTGCGACTCTGGCATACAGCAGTCTCGGTGATGATTCACTTGACGGTTATAAGTATCGTGTCAAGATCACCTCTGCAGGTGGTACTGAGGAAGTCATCTCTGATGGCGCAGCAACACTGACCTTCGGAAGTTGATAAATGAAATTTGACGAATTGAATGAGTCTAACTACATTCTGTTCGCCATAAAGCATTATGAGAATCCTGCTTGTGTAACACGAGAGGATTTTGATGAAGACATTAAACGCTTCAAGTATCTGAAAAGACTCTTGAAGCGTTATGTGCGTGGAGGGTCATTAAGAACCCACCTAGTTATTAATCATCTTATTATTCTTTATAATGTTTTTGGTGAAGCAGCAACACCCTTACTATTTTTCAGACTTGAAAGAGAGTATTGGAGTATTTTAAAAACTGTACTACTTTATTTAAATAAATATCCTATAGGGATGCTTCCAACTCTGGAAGTAGATGATGACCTTACAGAAGAGTTAGAAATGCTATGAACGAAGAAATGATGACAACTGGTTTCACTGGTTCGGATGCTGCTAAAGGTCCAACTGCTGGATATGATCCTGTCCTGAAGTTTCGTAGTAAGTTAAAAAAGAAAAGCAAAGAAGATAAGAAACTTGTAATGCCTGGTAACAAACTAGGTGAATCAAAAGAAAATCCTTCGATGCCTTCTAGACTTTTTCAGTATAAAGTCACTATCCCTGAAGTTGGTGAGACTATTGTTTATGCAAGTTCTCCTGCCGAACTGAGGCAGAAGATGCGTTTGTTAATTAACTATCGTTATAGAGGTGAGGTTAAGATTGAAAGAATTATGCCTGCTAATGCTGGTAAGTTCTTTATGGATAAGCGAATGAATCATCTCAGAAACGTAAAAGAAAATATTGACAAGCAAATGCAGCAGCAAATGACGCAGCAGCAAATTGCCAACGAAAAGAAAAAAGTCAATATGAAAATTAAGGAGTTGCAAAGTCAACTTCAAAAGAAAACTGCATCCTTGAAATTAAAAGCAAGGGCAGGTGGCGCACAAGCAACTGTAGATAGGTAGCTCTATGGATTCAGTATCGGAACTTAATATGGCAATCATTGAACGGTTGGAAAGAGTTGTAGATACCTTACAGGACAACTCTATACAAATGGGCAAACTACTTGCTGTCCATAACGAAAAATTAGATAAGCAAGATAAAGTTGACGCAATTCTGTTTGAAAAGTTGGACAGATTATCTGTAGATCTTAACAGAGAGACTACTGCAATTAAGAAAGGATGTGAAAGGGACATCCGTCTTATTGATGATAGACTTAGAGTCTTAGAAAAGAAGATGTGGAGTATTGCAGGAGCACTAGCAGTGATTAGTGTCTTGATTTCTCCAATTGGACAAAGAATTCTTGGAAATGCATTGACACCAGTGCCAGTAGATGCTAGACTACGATAGTCCTACAGCATCTCAAAGTTGTCTGAATTTGTCGATGCTCATTATGTAAGTCTTCTTTCGGGACGACTGGAAAAGTTTGCTCGTAAGAAGGCAGACCTTTATAACTTTCGCTGTCCGTACTGTGGTGACTCTCAGAAGCATCGCAATAAGGCACGAGGGTACTTCTTTCGTATCAAGGCAGATATGGTCTTCAAGTGCCATAACTGTGGCGTAGGGAGGACGCTACCAAATTTTCTAAAAGACAATGCCCCCGATCTTTATGATGAATATATCATGGAGAGGTATAAGTCTGGAACAACTGGTAAGGGGTCGTATGTGCCTAAACCAAAACTAACTAAGTTTGAAAAACCGAAGTTCAAAAAGAAAGGAGAACTTCAAAGTATCAAAGAACTAAATAATGAACACCCTGCAGTTGGATACCTTCTCGGTCGTAAAATTCCTGAGAAATATTTCTCGGATTTGTTCTACACTGATAAGTTTTTTACCTGGGTAAATACACAGAAACCAACATTCAATGATGTCAAAAAGGATCACCCCAGAATTATTATCCCTTTCATTGACACAGATGGAACTTGGTTTGGATTTCAAGGAAGGTCCCTAGCATCGTCTGATAAGTTGAGATACATCACTATCATGCTGGACGAATCCAAAACTAAAATTTTTGGTCTTAATAGAGTAGACTTGACTAAGACCATATACATTACAGAAGGACCGTTTGATAGTTTGTATATTGACAATGCAATTGCTATGGCAGGAGCAGATGTTGATTGGGAATTATTGCAAGACAAAGAAGTTGTTTTCGTCTATGATAACGAACAGCGTAATAAAGAGATTGTTGCTCGTATGCAAAAAGTTATAGACAAAGGATACGAGATTGTCATCTGGCCAAAAAATCTAGAGGATAAAGATTTGAATGATATGTTCCTCGCTGGACATGATGTCCAATCTCTAGTAGAATTCAACACTTACAGCGGACTACAAGCACAGATTAAACTAAGCGAATGGAAAAAGGTATGAAAGAAATCCAGGTAATCAAGAGGGATGGGGTGAGTGAACCTCTAAATCTTGATAAAATTCATGTGATGGTAGAGCACGCTTGCAATGGACTTGCTGGTGTGTCTGAGTCTCAGGTAGAAATGAATGCCAATCTGCAGTTTTTTGATGGTATTAAGACTTCGGATATCCAAGAGATTTTGATTCGTTCTGCGAATGATCTAATCTCTCTTGATGCTCCTAACTATCAGTTTGTTGCTGCTCGTCTGCTTCTGTTTAGTCTGAGGAAGGCAGTATATAATGGTCATCCAGATGGACATCCTCCTCTACTGGAGCATGTTGAAAAGTGTGTAAAGAGAAAGGTTTATGATGCATCCATTCTTGAAAAGTATACAGAACAAGAGTGGGAAAAACTGTCCAGTTATATGGACCATGAACGGGATTTTCTGTTCACCTATGCTGGAGCACGACAGGTTGTAGATAAATACCTAGTACAGGATCGTAGCACTGGGCAAATTTACGAAACGCCTCAGTACATGTATATGATGATTGCTACTACGTTGTTTCAGGACGACGACAAGTTCTACCGATTGGAATATATCAAAAAATACTATGACGCAATCTCCAAACACCGAATCAACATTCCGACCCCCGTCATGGCAGGAGTGCGAACGCCTCTCCGTCAATTTGCGAGTTGTGTTCTCGTTGATGTTGATGACACCCTCGATAGTATCTTTAGCAGTGATATGGCTATTGGTTACTACGTTGCACAACGTGCAGGAATCGGTATCAACGCAGGTCGAATCCGTGGCATCAACGCTAAAATCAGAGACGGAGAGGTACAACACACAGGCGTTATCCCCTTCCTTAAAAAGTTTGAATCAACTGTACGATGCTGTACACAAAACGGCATCAGAGGTGGTTCTGCTACAGTTCACTTTCCTATCTGGCACCAAGAAATAGAAGACATTATTGTTCTTAAGAATAATAAAGGAACAGAAGACAACCGAGTGAGGAAACTTGACTACTCAATCCAAATTTCAAAACTTTTCTACGAACGTTTCATTGCGAATGGAGAGATTAGCTTATTCTCACCGCATGACGTACCAGGTCTCTATGATGCTTTTGGTACTGATTCATTTGACGATTGCTATGTGGGCTATGAATCAGACGAGTCTATTCCGAGAAAGACTATCGGGGCACAGGAACTTTTCCTAAGTCTTCTTAAGGAGAGAGCAGAGACTGGTCGTTTATATCTTATGAACATTGACCACTGTAACTCACACTCATCCTTCAAGGATAAGGTGAGCATGAGCAATCTATGTCAGGAAATCACTCTTCCTACTGATCCTATTAATCACATTGATGGACAAGGCGAGATTGCTTTGTGTATTCTGTCTGCTATCAACGTTGGTAAACTGAAGAACCTGGAAGAACTGGATGAACTCTGTGACCTCGCTGTGAGGGGTCTGGATGCCTTGATTGACTATCAGGAGTACCCTGTTAAGGCAGCAGAGGTGAGCACCGTAAATAGGCGTTCTCTCGGTGTTGGTTATATTGGACTTGCACATTACCTTGCTAAGAATGGTGCGAGTTATGATAGTACTAAGGCACATGACCTGGTACATAAACTGACTGAGCGTTTCCAATATGCTCTCCTCAATGCTTCCAATCATCTTGCAATGGAGAAAGGTCCATGCGGTTATTTTGGTAAGACAAAGTATGCTGATGGCATTCTTCCAATTGATACATATAAGAACGATGTTGATGAGATTGTACCAAATGATCTTCAGTGTGATTGGGAATTTCTTAGAGGTCGGATCAAAGAGTACGGTCTTAGGAACTCAACACTGTCCGCACAGATGCCTTCGGAGAGCAGTTCCGTTGTGTCAAACGCAACCAATGGAATCGAACCTCCTAGAGCATACTTGTCCATTAAGAAGTCCAAAAAAGGACCTCTTAAGCAAATTGTTCCCCAGTATAGTACATTGAAAAATGCATATACTCTGCTTTGGGACATGCCTAATAATGATGGATACATCAAAGTTACTGCTGTAATTCAGAAGTTCTTTGACCAGGCAATCTCTGGTAACTGGAGTTACAATCCAGAAATGTATCCTGATAATGAAGTGCCTGTGTCAGTGATGGCAAAAGATCTTCTTACTACTTACAAGTATGGGTGGAAGACTTCTTATTATCAGAATACATATGATGCTAAGAAAGATGGTGATGAAGAACCAGCACCTGAAAGTGTTGACAATTTAATAACCGAACTGTTAGAATCCGAGGAGGAAGACTGTGAGTCCTGCAAAATCTGAACTACAAGGAATGACCGTATTTAACAAGAACAAAGTAGACACAAAGAAACAACCTATGTTCTTTGGTCAACCATTAGGAGTTCAGCGATATGACTCCTTTAAATATCCCGTGTTTGACAAACTAACTCAGCAACAACTGGGTTATTTTTGGAGACCAGAAGAAGTATCACTACAGAAAGATCGTGCAGATTACCAGACTTTATCGGAAGAGCAGAAGCATATCTTCACTAGTAATCTTAAATACCAGATCATGCTGGATTCTGTACAAGGGCGTGGTCCTGGGATGGCTTTTATCCCTTATTGTTCACTACCCGAACTTGAGTCAGCAATGACCGTATGGGAGTTCATGGAGATGATTCATAGTCGCTCCTATACTTACATCATCAAGAACGTATACTCCGACCCTACAGAAGTCTTTGATACTATCTTAGATGATGAAAAGATTCTTGATCGTGCATCCTCTGTCACGCAATCCTACGATGATTTTATTGAACATGCTCATCAGTATGATAATGGAACCATGTGGGAACTTGCCAAGGAGGGTCACTATTCAGGACAGTTTGATCGTCGTGAACTGAAGCGTAAACTTTATCGTGCAGTTGCTAACGTGAATATCCTAGAGGGTATTCGTTTCTATACATCCTTTGCATGTTCATTTGCCTTCGGTGAGAACAAACTCATGGAAGGTAGTGCAAAAATCCTTTCTTTAATTGCTCGTGATGAGTCGCAACACCTTGTGCTCACTCAGAATATCATGAATAAGTGGAAAGAAGGTGACGATCCTGAGATGCAAGTCATTGCTAAAGAGGAACAATCTTGGGTAATGAGTATGTTCCAGCGTGCTGTAGATGAAGAGAAGATGTGGGCAGAGTATCTGTTCAAGAATGGTTCTATGATTGGTTTGAATGAGCGTCTGCTTCATAACTATGTGGAGTGGATTGCTAATCGTCGTATGAAAGCAATCGGCATCAAACCTATGTTTGACATTCCTGCTAAAAACAATCCGTTACCTTGGACGGAGCATTGGTTAAATAGTAAAGGCCAGCAAAATGCACCACAAGAAACGGAGATTGAGAGTTATGTCATCGGAGGAATCAAACAAGATGTCCAGGCAAATACTTTCGCAGGATTCGCCCTCTAGTGATGAGTGTTATAGGTCAATCCTAGACGCAGCAGAACATGGTTGGGATGACCTTTTAGATAAGGCAGACCAACCAGCAAACCCTTTCGCAGAAGAACTTTGGTTAATGGAAAAGAAAAAAGCACAGCAACAAAAAGAAACTGATGACATCATTGTCAATATGGATGGTGGTGTTGGTGGTAGTTGGCAAACAGTAGAAACCCCTGAAGAACGTAACACTCGTCATAGTGTTGACAAGGGTCAAGAGTTTATCAAAAGTGGTATGACTCTTATCACAGACGTTGATAGTGATAAGTATCTCAAATCATCGGCACGATCATCTGAGCAATAGTTGTGCTATAATATAAATATAAGTGACAGCGTAAGTTGTCATTTACGTTCATCCCTTCGGGGACGCAAGTAAGTCGCGGAACGGAGCCGTTCATCCCATGCTAGAAATATTACTCTATTCATCACTCACATGTGCTCAAGCCGATTCAATTATGATTCGGATGAGAACAAATGAGAATATTCCTCCCGAATATAAGGTGGAATTGATTGAGGTCATGAAGGAATCAACACCTGAATGCTACCCATGGGACGCACACGACTGAAGGAACGGGGGAATAAACCACCCTATCTTCAGGAGTACCTACAATGAACACACTCACCCTAATCAAGAAGCAGATCCAAAAAGCATCTGCACTGCATGACGCACAGATTACACACACTTCATATCGTGGTGTTGAGTATTCTACTCGTTGTGTAGAAAACAAAGAATCACATGGCACATTCTGCTATCGTGGTCGTACTTATAGCAAGTAATCACATCTTGATTTCATAACAAAGCACCCTTAGGGGTGCTTTTTTGGTATAATAAATACTGACAACCTATACAGGAGAGTCATGAAACTTTTTCTGGACTGTTCTGACCCAGAACTTATTTCTGCTGCCTATGAGACAGGATTGATTGATGGAGTTACGACAAATCCTAGTCTAATGTTGAAAGCAGGAGAGGATCCTAAGCACATTATCAAAGAAATCTCAGCAATCTTTCCATGGAATTCTTCAGTATCTGCTGAAGTCGTTGGAAATACTGCAGAAGAGATGCTTGATATGGCACAGGAGTACCTGGAGATCGGACCAAACATTACTATCAAAGTTCCCTGCACAGTAGAAGGACTGAAAGCATGTAGAGAACTAGCAAACGATGATGTTCAAGTAAACGTCACATTAATTTTTAGTACAGCACAAGCAATCCTTGCTGCTAAAGCAGGAGCAACATATGTTTCACCTTTTGTTGGTAGAGTATTTGACCAGCACTGGAATGGAATCTATTTGATTGAACAGATTGCAGATGTATTTGCAACTCATCAAGTTAAGACGAGTGTTCTTGCTGCATCTATCAGAGATCCTATTCAAGTAACAGATGCCTTTAAAGTAGGTGCTGATATTTGTACAATCCCATTACCTATGTTCTATCAACTCTACAAACATATTCTTACCGATAAAGGTTTAGAACAGTTTGATAAAGATTGGACATCACTACAAGAGAAAATCTAATGCCTAGGTCACAAATGTTGAAGATTGATATGGAGGCTCGTCTTTATAAACTGAAGTCAGAGTTATATGAAATGGAAGATGGTACAGGTAAAACTGGTCAATGGTATGATGGTGCTCACCACGCATACAATGAAGTTCTAAAAGTCCTACAAGAATATCGAGTATGAATAAAAACCATTTAAAAGTTCTGATTAACGATCTGGAGATTGTTCTACACGAACTCAAGGCAGAAGTTTACTCCGATACAGAATCCTACCTAGATAGTGAGAATGTGAGACGAGTACACACATACGATGACGACGGAGAAACCGACTAATGAAAAAGAAATTGATTATGAAAACCCCTGGATTTATGATGGACAACCTTTTCTATCTGAAGACATTAACGATTATTATGGGTTTGTCTATTGTATTACAAATAGCCTTACTGGCAAAAGATACATCGGTAGAAAATACTTTCAGCAGTTACGAAAGCCTAGAACTGGAGGTAGGAGAGTTAAATCTGAAAGTGACTGGAAACGTTACTACGGAAGCAGTGCTGAATTATCTGAAGAGCGGAAGCGGTTCGGGAATCTTGCCTATAAACGGGATATAATTAGCCTACATAAAACCAAGGGACTCACAAACTTTGAAGAGACCCGACAATTATTTCTCAACAATGTACTTACGGAGGCATTTGACGATGGCACACCAGCGTTTTACAACTCAAACATCCTTGGCAGGTACATGCGTAAAGACTATTTCAAAACTGGCACAACCGATGCTTGACGCTCGCTGATCCGTCTGGTATAATTACAGGGTAGTCACGAGATTCCTCCAATGAACACCGAGTTCTACGAACAGCAGCAAGAAGATGCTAAAGACGTGCTGATGGATTTATTCATCGATCAGTTACATGCTTATGCTGAGTTGCAAACTGAAGAGGATTTTGAACTTACTACCACTGGGTCAGTAGCTCAGATGGATAGAGCAACTGCCTTCTAAGCAGTCGGCCACAGGTTCGAGTCCTGTCTGACCCGTTGCCCTTCGGGGCATATGGTCTACCAGAGGTAAAGCATATGACTACAACACAGAAGTTTTCTTCCTGTCTCGACATCCTTTCGGAAGCAGTTGACAGACAAGTAACACTTGACATCGAGTACCCTATTCTTTATAATACCATTTTGAAATTTTATGAGGAGAAAGGTGTTGATTTTTACGGTGATGTAGATGAGGATTATGATATCCTCTTAACCAAACTTGAACTAGATCTTTATGATGCTCGTTAAAAAGTTAATTGCTAAGTATGTCTCTCTAATCAAAAAGATTCCAGAGAGATATTATTGGCCTATCTTTGTGTTCCTGTCTCTATACTTCATCGTTCCGATGAGTGAGATTACAGTTACACTTGCAGCAATCCTCTATTTCAAATTTGAAAAGAGGATCGCCCCAGTGGTAGGTAAACTCACTAAGAGATTGCCTAACTGGTTGAGGTTTGGTGGTAGTGTCATCTTCTTCCTTGTGATGATTGATGACACCTTGTTCTATTTTGCCTTGATTGCTCTAGCATTCTGGAGCAGTAGGCAGATCAAAAACCAAAGTGGCACATCCTCTTCACAAGATGATGAAGATGTGCTATAATTAAAAGGTACTCAGGAAATCTATGACAACGCTCCCTCAAGTTCTTCTTGAACGCTCTCCTTATCGGTATGTCTCTATAGGATTGTTAGAAAATGGGTTCCCTGATTACAGAATCCAAAAGTTTGATGAGTGGACTAAGCGTTATAGGGACATGTATCTCTGTGACAATGGTATGCAAATTACCACTGCTATGGAAGACTTTGAATACACCAAATGGTTAGACCCTGAAGGTGTTCCCTGCTATGTTCGCGACCGCGTAAAACCATGACAACAACTATGAATTCTTATCAAAAAGCAATCAAAGCACTTGAAGAATGCGTCAAAGACGCTATGGAAAATGATGTTGACCCTGGTCTTCAGATGGAAATCTGGCGTCATTATCAGGGTGTAAAAGCAATCCAGCGCCAACTTCCTAAAGAGAATAACCTCTCATTTAAGTTGGATGGTATTGATCGTGTGATGGAAATGTATGACTCTGAGTATCCTACTCAAGCAGCACAACGTGTTGATGTTGGACTGGGAGGATTTGGTCAGGGAACTGATGTGATTACATTCTCCTAGTCTTTGCCAATAGACTTTAAACTGGATGGTTTTTTGACTGTATGTCAGTCGCATATAAGATAACCAGTTTCTTTATTTCTTGCTTCAAAATAAAGTGGCGTGCATGACACCTCTATCGCAGGACCCATACGGGTCCTTTTTATTAACTATGCATTTTCTATTAGACCAAGTTATACTCGTTGCTCAGATAGATTCTGAAGCGTTTCAGGAGTTGTCTGACCATGCTTATGATGCATTGGAAAGAAAGCATCCTTTAAGGGATGATCCTTTAGTATCTCTCAAAGAAGAATACCTACTAGACATCCCTCATAAGTTTGAGGAATGGATAGCAAAGACTATTGATAGTCAATTTAATTTGCATAAAACAAATAGTGGGATTTATGGTGTTGACCACACAAAACTAAAAATGAAAGGTCTTTGGGTAAATAGAATGCATAAGGGAGATCAACATTTCCCTCATCAACATGAGAGTTCTTTCTACTCTTTTTCTGCTTACATTAAGACCACTGCAGACGATGCTCCATTCTTGTTTATTAAGAATGATCAGGGACAACCTGTCAATATTGGTGAGGAAAGTATGGGACATGTTCTTATCTTTCCATCAACTCTAGTTCATACGGTCTACCCAAAACAAACTGACGGTGAGCGCATATCTGTGTCAGGAAATATCATCATTGATGTTATTGATGCTTGACAAAACTATAGATTTGCTATATAATTATGTAATAGTTCTTTACAAAAGGAAATGACCGTAACAACAGAAGACGGCGGACGCACAAATATGTTCGCTTCAGAACCTACCATGTACATGACCAAAGAATCACTTGACAGATATGGTATTGAGACCTATGCTGAGAGAGCAGAAAAACTGAATGGTCGTACTGCTATGCTAGGATTTGTTGCTGCAGTAGTTTCTTATGCTACAACTGGCAGCGTATTCTTTTTCGGTGCATTCGGCATCTAATCAATTAAACTCTATTTAAGGACAAAACAAATGAACGAAAACGCAGAACGCATCAATGGTTGGGCAGCAATGCTCGGAGTCGTCGCAGCACTCGGTGCTTATGCCCTGACAGGACAAGTAATTCCAGGTATCTGGTAATTAATAATCTAATAAATACATTTTTGAGTACAATCAATGCCTACTGATCTCTATCAAGACATGGAAACACTCAATGCTCTTTACGAAGAACTTTGTTGGGATCCAGAAAAACCTTTAGAGTTTAAGGCAGATTACGAAAATGATCAAATCATCATAAAACTCAAAAGAGACTAAATAAAAGCATATCGTCGTCGCTTATGACAGAGGGGTAACTGGCCACTATCAGTTGACACCCCTCTTTTTTGTATGCTATAATAAATGGGTAGATATAATGAAGATTATGCAGTTTACAATTCTAGGAGTCGCAGGTCTCGCTGCCTTTGCAGCGTATGCACCAATGACTGCCCCTCCAAAAGTTGCAGAGGCAGTAGAGACTCCAGTAGAGATTCCCGTAGAGGTTCGGGAACCCATATGGACATGTCCTGAATGTACTCCTAATGAACAAGTTGTGCTAGCAGCACTACAGGAGCACACCAAGATTACTGATAAGAATGCTCTCGCTACGCTGATGGGAAATATTCAGCAAGAGAGTAAGTTCATCCCTAACATCTGTGAAGGTGGTGCTCGTGTCTCCTATGAGAACTGTTTGAAAGGAGGATTTGGTTTGATTCAATGGACTTCTATCAATAGGTATAGAGGACTTGGAAACTTCTGTGCTAAGTTTGCATGTGATCCTAGCAGTTTGGAGGGTCAGATTCGTTGGATGATTAACGAACCAATCTTCCAACGCTACCTCCCTGAGTTTGAGGGTCGTGGTCAGTCCATCGCTCAATACATGGTTCCTGCCTACTACTGGTTGGGATGGGGCATTAAAGGCAACCGTGAAATCTATGCATACGATTACACCAAAAAAATGATTCTAGTATGACTTATCCAGCAGCAAAATTCTTAAAAGATGATCCCTGGTTTGGACCAGCACCATTTTCTGATAAGCAGCAAGAATATAAACTTGCATATGCTGCATCAGTAGCAGACAATCAACTTCTATATGATGGTGAGGTCTTAGGTTCTACAAACGAGATGCATGAGTTAATGTATCGTATTGCTACTAAGAGCAATAAGACTACGGTACAACTCAATCCAGAACCCAGTGGCATTGGGGGTTCTGAGAACTTTCAATGCGGTCCTGGAGGTTGGACATCTGGTATTGGACTCTCCCAATTTGCTGGTTGACAGATCTAAAACTTCCTGCTATACTAAATAGGTCAGCAAGTTAAGGAACCAACACATTCCTTAACAAGACTTAACACTCCTCAAACCAAGACCTATAGGGTGTCTAAACACGTCTTTCATACCTTTGCCTAGGGCGCAAAGGAATAGTAACTCCACCATTCCCTGATGGTCTTACTTTTTTTCAATACAATGGCTACAACTCTTTCAAGACAACAAACAACCTCATCGTGGGAATCTTTCTGCGAGTGGGTAACTTCTACCAATAACCGCCTCTATGTCGGTTGGTTCGGCGTACTGATGATTCCAACTCTGTTGGCAGCAACTATCTGTTTCATCGTCGCCTTCGTCGCTG